TTGCTATAGGGGGGGTTATAGGGGGGTGTATAGGGGGGCTATCACCACCCTTTGACCACCTCTTAGCCGCCCCACGCTTACCAGCTTCAGAAAAGCCTTTATAAACATTGATCTCTTGCTCACACCTTGGTTGGTAGAAGCCATCTTCACGCTGTTCAAACATATCCTGCAAAACACCTGAAACCACCACAGGGTCAATTCGGATGCGTCTTGCAACCCAAGTTGTATCCAGTGGGATAGACTTTTCTGTGTCGTAGTACATATCCAAAAGACGGCGATATGCTAAATCTTCGTCATTTGATAAGTGCGTTGTGGCAGAACGATAGTCGCCTATGTGGAAACTGTAATAGTGCATAAGAACCTTACATCATTGGTCATCATCACAGAGGAAACATGGCAGGACGGTGATGAATCGTCTTTTCCCCCGCTAAAGGTAGCCCGTTTCCAAACATCATATCAGACTTTGTAAATCTGATTGTCGCCAAAGCGACTTGGGTATTTCAAGAAGTCGTAGCAACCTCTGCGTTGAACATTTCTCCGCAGTTCTTTGCCATCATAGGGTTCCCTGATAGACCCACTCTCAATTCTCATGGCTGCACCACTTATGGCCCGATTCATCTCCATGCGCCCATACTCAGTCAGATGCCACTTCTCTTGATGGTTAATGACATACCCAAACCTCTCCAGTTCAGGCAAGTATCTTTGATAGTGAAACGATACAGCATTGTTGTCTGTTGCACTGTGGGTCATCTCTAGCATTGACCTGGGGCCACTAGATAGCCGCTTCAAGATGATTCTGTGGGTCTGGTTTAAACGCATTTGCTTGTCTCCAAAAACGCCAGTATGATGGTATTTATAGTTTTATGCACTAGGGAAAACACCTATTCCCTGCATCTTTTTTCTGTGCGACAGTCCCATCACTGCAATAACGCAGTGATTGATAGGAGTTACAAATGCCAACTGATGAGGAAAGATTTAAGTACGAGTGCTGGGCGATTGTCCAGGAGTTAGACCCAGAAGACATTGCTGATTCCATTGTGGACAGTGTGGCTCTGGTGGAGGCCATCAAAGCAAACCACGCAGAAGATGTTGCAAGCATCGTGATGAACAGAGTAGAACTCAAGGTTCGCCGTAGGGCTGAACTGCGAGTGTTTGATGTTGTCAAGACTCCCTGGGTTGATGACATTGAAGAACTCCAGCACTATCGCAATCTCCGCATTGAACGAGTCCAAAAAGCCCTTGATGAGCGCAAGATCACAGCGGCTAAAATGGATGGCCCTTTTCAACAAATGTTTGATGAGTGAGGACAACATGAAAATGAAATCACGCTTACAAGACATTATTAAGGAATACACCGATGAGTTATCACATGAGTCCTTTGATTCTTCTGAAGACGGCATTCAAGGCGATAGCATCTTATTTCGAGATTTGGACACCACTTCCCAACTCAGATACATCGCAGAAAAAGAGAAAGAAGATTCCTGCAAGGATGACCTACCCTTCAGTCTCAATCACAGACCCTAGATTTGTGTATATCAATCACGCAAACACAGACATATCTCAAACATTTGAAAAGGCAAAACATGAGCGACTTCAACGATTACAGCACGATGCTAATCTCAATCGAACAAAAGACCAAAGCATTGGAGAGCAAGTGCCTGTCAAGAAACTACGGAGGGTTCACGGGTGACATTACTTCAATCCAGCATGAACTCACGATGCTAACGATGTGGATAACACAAGCACAAGGAGAGCAAATTAGGGAAAACACCTATAGAATTCTCAACAAAGTCTGACAAAATTAAATCTCACTAACAGGAGTCACAAATGAATGTATATCAAAAACTGAACGAGGCCCGTGATGAATTTCACCAAGCCAAACTCAAGAAATCAGGTCACAACAAGTTTGCAAATTACTACTATTTTGAACTTGGTGACTTTGTAATACCAGCACTAGAAATCTTCAAGCAAATTGGTTTGACTTCCATCATCAGCTTTGGCAAAGAAGAAGCCAGCATGACGATTGTGAACAACGACAAGCCAGAAGAAAAAATTGTTCTGACAAGCCCAATGTCTTCTGCGGCCCTCAAAGGTTGCCATGAAGTGCAGAACCTGGGTGCTGTTCAGACCTATCTGCGCCGCTATCTCTGGGTGGCTGCGCTTGAGATTGTTGAGCATGATGCCTTGGATGGAACTGTTGGCTCAGACAAGAAGACCATCAAGCCCACAGATGGAGTCATTGTCTCCAAGGATAGGCAGAACATCATTGCGGATGTTGCGATTGCCATTGCTGACAGAATCAATGCAGATGATCTGATTGGGGCATATGAAGAATACCTGGGAATCCATGACCAGGAGGAAAAGGTGGCGTTATGGGCATTGCTTCCAAGTAATGTTCGCAGCGCATTGAAAAAACATGGCGAATCTTTGAAAGGCTTGAAAGGCTAATATGGAAAAGAAAGACAACTCTGGCGTTTTGTTTAAGAACGACAAAAAGGAATCAGCTAACCAGCCTGATTACAAAGGTAACATAACTGTTGATGGTCAAGAATATTGGCTCTCAGCATGGATCAAAGAGGGCAAGAGTGGCAAGTTCATGGGCTTGGCAGTCAATCCCAAAGATGCACAACCTCCAGCAGCTAATCCCAAAAAGATAGTTTATGCGGATGACGATATTCCCTTTTGATAAACCTCACGGGGCTACGGCCCCATTTAATAGGAGTTAATGATGACAAAATTAGATCAATCTTGGTTTGGTGGTGCAGTCGAGAAGTTCTTTGGAACTGCCCCGTTTAAACTGTCTCGCAAAGAAGACCCTGCCACTTCCCACATGGCAGCATACGCAATCGACACCACAAAGATGGAGTCACTGGTGTATGAAACCATTGCAGCCTACGGGCCAGATGGTTGCATCTCAGATGATGTACTTGCCAAACTACCATTCCTGCCTTATTCGAGCGTTACAGCCCGATACAAGGCATTGATTGACAAGGGCTTCATCGAGATCATTGGAACCCGTAAAGGGCTTTCTGGGCGACTCCAAAGGGTTATGCGTAAGCTAGGGTAAATCCCTATTCCAATCTCTGTCAGACAAGGCAGAATTGACGCATGAACCAACAGCAAACAACCCGTTTAAATGCTTTTTGGCAGGATGTAGAGGCTCACAAGGCTCTCAATCCATCCTTGCCAGAGAGTGCCCTTGCAGTCCTTAAATCTGTGGCTCTGGATGCCCTCCTTGCCGCACAAGACATTGAACAGATAGGAGTGAATGATGCAAACAATTGAATTTGTGCCTTTTGAGTGGGTAGACGATGACTTCAATCCAGAGATTGACCGCATTGAAGTTGATTACCAATGGCATGAAGCAGATGACTCTGTTGGCTTAATCTCATACTGTGAGAAAACAGTCAAGTGGATGCGCTTTAACTTGGAAATCAAGGACATAACAGATGAGTTGTCCTATGCTGATTTAGCTTATTTGAAGCATGAAATCAAGCGTAACGATCAGGAGATTGCAGATGAGCGAACCTGAAGACGAGGCTTTTGAAGAACTCAGTCGCAGACAAGGTGATTGGGGTCTTCAAGGGTCGCGCAAGCACCAGATCATGCGTTATGTTGAGAACAACGCTAGGAATGAAGTGATTGAAGAAGTTGCCCAACACATAGAGAAATGCACTCTAGCATTTGGCAAAGACACGATTCAATCGTTTACCGCTTATATAAGGAAGATGAAGAAATGAAAGCAAGAAAAGTATTCATCGCCCTTATGACGGGCAAAGGGTATGCAGAATCAGAACTTGAGTGGGATGGCGAGAAGTTTGCCAACCAAAACATGACAACCCGATGGAATTACTTTTTATTGGGTTGGGAAATGCGGGGGGTTATGTGATTGAGACCATCTTTGCTGTCTTTGCCATAGGGTTCCTTGGCGTTGCAGTGGGCGTTGGTGTGGTTTGCATCATGGTTTGGATGGCCTTAAATGAAGACTAAGGGCGGGGCAAGACCTGGAAGTGGCAGGAAACCCACTCAAATCAGCGAGTCAAGAGCCATAACGCTATGGCAACAAGGGGTTAGCAAGAAAGAAATTGCTAAAAGGTTTGGCGTTGCCTACCAAGCCATCTTGTACTTCTTCAAGAAACACAAGATATTCAATCGGGGAAAACTCAGGAACCAAGCACCGCCAAAGCCTCATTAGTGTGCTTAATCCTGTCATCCAGACCAATAGTCCCACCATTGATCTTCTTAGTGAGTCCAACCCAATCAGCAGCTTCTGCAAGGTTGTTGCAGTTATGGGTTGACCAGAACCATCCAGCAGTCAATGCCGCATATTTGGGTGTGGCAACAAGGTCAGGCTCCATCACAAAGTCAACTCCCAGGGCTTGCCCAGCATGGAAATAGTTTGCATGGCCCGTTAACTGGATACAGCCACGGCCTCTGAACCGATACCCGTCACCAGATGCCTCATCTCTGTTGCCCATACGACTGCTGTACACCTTGTTGGCGATCTTTTTAGGATTTTTGGAATACTGATTGGCAATCTCAAGGGTGGGAAACCTTGCCTTCCACAATTTCATCAGGGTTTCAGCACGATAGTTGAGGTTCTCTTCAAGGGTTTTGAAGTGCCCACATTCATGCCCACACTGCCCGATAAAGGCGGCTTGTTGGCGCTTGGTAGAAATGCCAAAAGTATTGAAGGTTTCATTGAGGGCATCAACCCACTCAGCCCCAATGTGGAGTTTCTTTAGTTGTTCACTTGTTAGCATTCATCACCCCCATTACCTTGTTATAACTGTCAATACACGCATTCAATTGGGCCGTGTTTCTGTCGCCTTGGGCAATGATTTCGGCAATGGCTGCGAGGGTTGCTCGTTCGGAGTCAGTAGTTTCATAAACCTGTCTGACAGGTTCACTTCTTTCTTTTGGGCTATCTCCGGCGGGAGTGGGGGCATTTGCGGGGGCTTGTACACAACTTGTGGACGGGAGCCGCAACCTACCAGCACGAATAGCAGAATCAAGAGAAGACTGTTTTTGAGTGATGACATTGTTGGCCTCCGATAGTTTGGTTGATTGTTCATTCAGTTGTTGGGCAAGTTCACGCTCTTTTTCCCGTGATTCTTCATTCTTTTTGGCAATCTCTACTTGCATCTCAGCATCCCTATCGCCCCATCCAACATGATGCCCATACCCGTAAGCACCGCCCACTGCAATCATGGCTCCAATGATGAAGTACGGGTTAAGCATTCTTCACCTCTTGTCTAGCAAGGGCGATTTCTTCACGCACAGAATCAGCTTCTAAATGTTGGGGTGGAGTAGTGGGGGGAGGTGGGGGTGTCCAGGTTTCATCTAAAGGTGGATTGACCCAAGTAGGCAAAGCACCAGATGGAGAAGTCCAGGTGGATGTGGCAGGAGGGCTAGGAGGGGCAGGAACAGGCGTAGAAGGCGCTGAAATCTGAGGTGTAGGCGTTGTGCTTGTCACAGCACCCACAGCCCTCTTACCCACGATGCCACCAATGCCACCAACAATCAACAAAACAATGTCGTTGAGCATCTTGGTATAGGCTTGGTCAATTGGCGCCATACTCTTGATTGGTTGGACAACAAAGGTCACTGAGTAGAGCAAGGCAAACACAATGCCAGCCAGGATGACAGTAATCATCACGACTACAAAGCCCCAGATTCTGACTTCAATTTCTTCAGGGGTTAATTTACTTTTTAGCATCTTCAACCTTTGGTGGTTCAATCTTGTTTGTCAAAATAGGGGCTACAAGATATTCAGGACAGGTTTGGGTGAACAAGCATCTGGGCTTTTGGCACTCAGGAAGGTCAAATTTATCAGGATTCTGGCAAACATAGCGGTATCTGTCTTCACACCCACTCATAAGCAGAACCACCGCAATGGATACAACAATCATGCCCCACATAATTTTATCTTTGCTCATTGCGTTGCCTATCTAGTTGTTGACGCTCGTACTCCAACTGTTGGCGCAGTCTCTCCATGCGCTCAATCTGCATTTTGCTTTCTTTTTGTGCAGCCAATGTGTCATAGTAAATGCTTCCCAACAGCGGAAGCAGTAGGACAAAGACTAGCACCATAGCAACTAATGCGACTAGAAACCCCATCTTACCTTTCGATCCATCACCAACAGGCTGAAGAACAGGACTAGGTACAGGACGAACACCAAACAGGCTACCACGTAGATTGCCTTGTCCTGGATTGCGCTGATTACCTTTCTGCGTTGCCATTCAACCTCTCGTTGTTTCTTTTCTTGGGCCAACCTTGCTTCTTCTTGTTCAGCAATGATGATGACCCGCATTTGGTTCACCCTGGTGTACAAGTTCCCCAACTCTGGGGGTGACTGATACACCATAATCTCACGAATCTCTTTGGCTAACTTCTCAAACTGGGTCTTGGCAAGTTCCCTGTTTAGCGCCGACTCCATGATGTTCTGATTCGGGTCATAGACGCTTTTAGACTTTTCTTCTTCTTCTCGAATGTGGTCTGCAAGCTGTTGCTGAACCTTGAAGAACTGAGACAGATTAGCCGCCAAGTCAGAGACAACCTTGTTCTCATCCCAAACCTCTGGTTCAGCTTTCTTTGCCTTGGGAGCAACAACAGGGGCTGTTGGTTGAGGCTTTTTCTTCTTGAAGAACCCAAAGAAGCCACCCACTTCTTCAGCAATAGCCGTGACCTCTTTAACAGTCTTTTGGGCTGCGGCAACAGTTCCCTTGACCTCTTTATAGAGTTCACAGCCTTTGCGAATAGCTGCGACACAGCCATTTGCCATTGCCAGAAGGGTGAGAGGATCAATCTTGCGCCCCTACTTTGCTTGCTCAATGTATGCGTCCCAATTTATCCCTTCTGGAGATGCGCCTCCAGTTGGCGGTTGGGTTGGAGCAGCATTGCTTGGCGGGAGTTTTATCTTCCTTTCAATTTCACTGATGTATTCACTATCAATAACACCAGATTTGTTCAGTTGATCTGCAATCTTTGCTGACATTGCTCCAAAATACTTAGGATTATTTTGACCCTTGGCAATCATTGCAAGTGCATCAGCACCTTCTTTGCTTGTCAATGCCCTAGAAATAAACTTTGGCGTTACCCAAAGAACTCCAGCAGTTGATACGGCACTTTGAAAATCAATTTTATTTGTAACAGTATCTGGCAAGACCAGATAAGCAAGACCACCTAATCCAGCCGCTTGTGCTGCACCAATTGCCGCTGTTGCACCTTGTGTTCTAAGGGCAGTTGTTCCAGCAAATGTTTCAGTGCCAAACTGAGCCGCATTAGTAATGTCTTTTATTAAATTGGCTTTTTTGGAGTCTCTAAACAAGAAAGTTACTGTTCTTCTAAATTCAGGGTCTTGCATTTTTTTGCCAAAGTTTGCAATGTTTTCTGGCGTACTAAACGCATTACTTAAAAAACCATATTGCAACTCATCGTACAAACCCTTTGCCTGATCTTTTGGAAGATACTTTTGTGCTTCAGCAATTGCCTGAAAAGTGTCCCTTGTTCTTGCTGGTTCAGAAACATTAAAAAGATATTCTCCAACAGCAGATGGCCCATCTTTCAATGCTTGTGAAATTGTCCCATTGTAAAAACCTTTCATTGCACTTGCATATGAATCTTGAGCGTTCCAATAGTCACGCAATAAAGCATTATTCCCAGTAGTCGCTTTTGTTCGACCAATTGCATCTTTCATTTTTTCAAGTTCTTGAAAGTTTGCAAGATATTGACCAGTTCTAAGTCCTGCTGGTTGATCTATTCCGCCCAAAAGACCTAATTTTCTTGCCAAAGCCTTTTCTTCTTCATTGCCAAATGTGAGTACGGCAACTTCATTCATGCTATTTCGTAAACCTTGAGCATATTTGTTATATGCAGCCTCAAGTGAAGTTGCTCCAACTCCTTCTTTTTTGGACTCTCTTGCTCCAGCAAGCAAGTTGCTTCTTAAGTCATGTGCAGAACTAAATGAAATTTCATCATCTTGTTTTAATATGTCTTCAAGCGCCCTTCTTTCCTCAGTAGCAGCGCCAGCAAATTTAATTCTTGCAAGACGATCAAGTTCTTTTTGTGCGTCTGCTTTTAAACCGCGAATATTAATAATAAGACCATCGCCTTGATCTTCCATTTGTTGATAAATAGGTCTATATTTATCTTTCATGGCTGTTTGAGCAGCAATAATGGCGTTTTGAAATCTATCTCCAATTGCCATTTTGGTTGGATCGCCTTGTATTAGTGCCGCTTTAAATGCGTCAGATACTTCAAGCGTATCAATAACTTCTCTTGATCCTTTTTGCAGTGCTTCAGCAACCTTCTTTTGTTGTTCAGCAAATGATGCCGCACCACTGGTATATTTCATTGCTCCTTCAATTGCTTGATCTGAAACATTACCAGTAAGTTGACCTCTTGTAAGAGTTGCTCCACGACTAGAAAACCACTCTTGAGCAGCTTTTCTTGCGGCAGATTCTTCATTGTCAAAAGCACCTTTTGAAAAACCAATTTCTTTTAATGAATCTTTGCCAACTTTAAACAGTTTTCCACCTAATGAAAACGCCAAATTTCCACCAACATCAAAAACTGCATTCTCAATGTTTGATTGAAGAAGCCTTTTACCAAATTCGCTAGACAATGGGTTTGTGCCCATTACACCAGCTTCAACCAAGTTACCAACACTTGTTCCAACAGCAGAGCCAGCCAAAGATGGCACAAATGGTCTTGTAACTGCTGGCCCAGCTTCACCTAGGCGCAACATTGCCGCACCAAATCTTGATTGAGGGGAAACAAATGGGACAACTCCAGCAGCCATGCCAAGTAATCCTGGAATAGAAGTCTCGCCTTCTTTTGGACGAATATCAGGAATAGGCGCAATAGCCGCCTCTAAGGACTGACGAGTTTTTTGAAGATTGGCTTCATCTTGTGCAGATGTAGAAGGGCCGATTACTCGACCTCCAGAAGCCTCTAAGTTTTTAAGGTATTGATCCCAGTCCATTATAAGCCAAGCCTTTTCTTAAGTTCTTTTGCTTCCAGTGCTTCTTCTTTACTTGCCTGACCTTTTATGGCCTTTTGCTCAATGGTTCTGTATGTATCAATATCATTGCGAATCTTTCCAAAAACAATGTTGGAGTTAGTTTTATATCTTTCCGCTTCTGGAAGTGCTGCCAATTGCTCATAAGTTGCTGTTTCTGCTTTTGCCTCATCTAAACCACGGGAAATCAGTCTCATAATAGTTGGCAACTGTTGAGACACATTTGGTTGGCTAAGAATAAGTTGTTCCAACTCTTTGAGCGCCTGACTTCCAGGGAAATTCCTTGCAATCTTTTGAACAAACGAACTTTTCAGTGCTTCCAAGTATTCTGTATTTGATGCTTTTTCTGAAATTGGAACATTGAGGGCACCCAAAACTCTTGATAAATTTGTAAGAGTAGCTGCACCTGCACCAGTAAAGGCATCAGGAGCAAGTTTTCTAAAGTCTAAAAGGTCTTTTGTAAGACCAATTTGAGCCTTATATTGTTCTCCAGCTTTGCTCCAAAGAACACCTTGATCTTTTGCTTCCTGACTTGATTGAATTTGTGCAAGAAGTCCAGGCAAGTTAGTATCAACAGTTGTTTTTGGTGCGCCAGCAATTTTTGATTTCAACTGACGATCAAATTCCAACTTGTTTACTTGTGCAACTTGTTCTGGCGTGTAATCATTGAATGTCTTTTTGGCAGGAAGTCCCAGTTCTCTAGCTGTTTTTAACCAATCTTCACTTGGTTTGGTTGTCATATCAACAAGTTCTAATGTTCCTGTGCCAGCAGACCATTTAGCAACACTCTCAGGAGTAAATCTACCCGTCTTCAATAAATCAAGTCCTTGAGCAGTCTTTGAAGAAAGATACTGTTTTACAAGGTCTGGATTAGATGCAATAGTAGATGCTTCATCTTCTCCCAATTGAAATTTGGTCATCAATTGATTAATGGTTGCAATTCTGTCCATTGCTTTTACATTCAAGCCGCCAGTTTCTGCACGTACTTTTGCTGTAGTAGCCTGTTCAGCTTGTTGCTTAATCAAAGCGCCTTGAATTGCTCTATAACGATCTGCCGCAGCAGACGCACCCTGAACATCACCAGCGGCTTGCAAGGCATTTGAATATTCCAGCAATCCTTGTGGAGTGCTTATATCAAACTGTCGTGCCAAGGCATTGCGTTGGCTAATCAGACGCATCTGTGGGTCTTCTACACCCATTGCAGAAGCAAATGCACCACCCAATTGCTGACCAGCCCTAGCAGCACCATAGGATGCTTGCTCAAGGGGAGCCATTCTTGCCAATTGCATAGCCCGTTGACGAGCCATCTGATCTCGCTGTTCTTGGTACAACTCAGGAGTCACACCAAACAAACTTCCAACAATTTCTGACATGACTATTCCTTAGAAAGGTGTATTTACATCGTTGGCACGACTTGCCGTACCATAATTTGTTCCAGAAGAACCACCACTTATAAAGTCTTGAAGTGCAGTTTTAAATGATGGATCATCTGCAAGGCTTGTAAACAAAGAAGCGTATGGGTTTCTAGATGCAGTTGGCAACAAAGTGTTTGCCGCATTGCTTGCCGCAGTAGTCCTTCTGCCACCCAATTCAGCACCTACATCCAATGCTTTCGCACCCATTGATTCAACAGTGCCAGCAGTACTCAAAAGGCTCTTAAATGGGTCATAGGCTCCAGTTTGACCAGCAGTGTACTTGCCAAGGAACTCACCACCAGCACCAAGCAACCCTTTGCCAAACAGAACACTCTGTTGACCAGCTTGTTGTGCCCCTGCCGCCAAAGCAGCATCTTGTTGGGCCAATGCGTTGTAGTACGCTTCCATCTCAGGAGTGGTTGCTCCAAGACCTCTGGCACCACTAGGACGGGCACTGGTTGCACCAACAGACAAACCACCACGCCCTTGCTGGAACAAAGTGTTTTGCAACTGAGACATTTGACGCTCACGGCTAGGAGCCAACAAATCTTGTTGCTTTGCCATGTAGTCAGAGGCAACTTGCTCTGGTGTTTTAGCCAGATAAGATGTGCCCAAGTCAAACAGGCTTGTAGATGCCTTCTTCAGTGGGTCATACAGGTCTGCAACCTTCTTAGCCTCATCAAGACTTAAAGTTGCACCCGCCATCAACTTATCTTGAATTGCTTTCAGTTCTGGGGTTAGCGTGTAACCAGCAGTGGCAAGATTACCTTTGTCATCGTATGTGTAGTCTGTGGTTCCAAACCTAGTAGTTACACCAACAGGCTTGAACTTCTGTGCTTCAGCGGCAACTCTAGCTGCTTCTCTAGCAGTGTCAGTAGCCAGCTTAGTGCCAAACAAGCCAACACCACCAGCAATTACACTGGTTGCTGATTTAGCAAGATTAGGATTATCTTTAAAGAATTTAACAACATCTTTAATGCTTAATCCAGTTCCTTTTGCGTAATCATCAATTGCTTGCTTTAGACCAAAAGACATTGCCGCGCCTTCTGGGTCTAAATTCAACTCTCTGTAAAGCCCAGCATACATTGCCGCGCCTTCTGGGTCTGTCAAGTATTCACTTAGACCCGCAGACATCCCAGCGCCTTCAAAATCAATTACTTCATCAATTACTTCATCACCCATGGTTTTTACTCCAGTATTTACAGTAGTTTGTGTGGTGTCTATCTTGGTTGCTTCTGTTCCAGCACTGCTTATCAAATTTTGATTTAGATTAGTGACTGCTTCTGTTGTGGTTGCGTCTGTTCCAGTAATATTTGCAACATCTGTAGCAGCATTTATTACTCCTGAATCTATGATTGCTGGTGCAGTTGTTGTTGTGCTAAACCCAGAACTATCATCAATAATGTCTCTTGTGTCAAATGATGATGCAGTTGTGTCTACTTCAAAAGGAGCTAACTGATTCTGCAAGTCTTGTTGTCCAGCAAGAACCTGTTGTTCAGTTGGAACAGTTGCAACAGAACCTGGAATAAGAGAATCCAACTTTATGTTGCTAACACCTTGAGCCAATGACTGTTCAGCAGTTTTACCAGTAAGTAATCCAGCAGTAGTTCCTGCGGCTACTTGACCAGCGACAGCAGAATCCGTTGCTCCAGCAACAGTCCGTCCAGCAAGACCAGCACCAGCACCAACAACTCCACCCTTTAGTGCATCTTCTGGATTCTTTCCAGTAAGCAGTCCAGCAGTAGTCCCCTGAGCAACTTGACCAGCAAGAGTAGAGCCAGTTGCACCAGCAACGCTAGAACCAACACCTAACTGACCAACAAGTGCTTGTGCGCCATAACTCAGTGCGGCTTCTGGTCTACCAGTTGCGGCAAGTCCACCAGCAGTTCCAAGGGCCAGCGCACTACCAACTCCAGGCAGTCCATAAGCTGTGCCAGCAATATCTAATACTGCTGGCAAAATTGGCCCAGCTTTTAAGATTTCTCTACCAAGATCAGCAAAAAGTCCACCACCGCCACCAGAACGAGTGACAGTTACAGTTGTATTTGTACTAGCTCCACCTTTATCCAATAAGGTGTAATTTGCTCCAGGCGCAGGTTCCTGGACATAGTATGGAACACCATCTTTTAGTGTGTATCCTTGAATTGTTCCGTATGTATTAGATGGTTGATAAGTTTTGAATGAAAAATCATCGTAATTTATCTTATTAAAATCATCTGCCTTCCAAACAAACCCTTTTGTTGGTTCTTTGTAGATTGATTTTGCCGCACCCGTTAAAGAAGAATCGCTTGGTAAAGTAAAGGCAGATGCTGTACTCAATGCCCCAGGAGTTAAAAATCCAGGGCTATAGAATTGTTGTCCATCTTGTACAAATCCTTTTTGTACAAATTCTTGAGGAACAAATACATACTTCTCACCATTGTCTGCGGTGATGTCGTAGTAAGCCCTACCAGAATAAAATGGTTTGATGTCCATTAGACAGTGCCATTAGCCACAATGTTGCCCAATACAGTCAAGTTCCCAGAACTGTCAATCTTCATTACATCAGTCCCTGAGTGACGAATAAGCAGATTAGACCCACTCTCAACAAAACTGAAGTTTGTGAAGGTTCCATCTGCCTTAGTTGCAATGGCAGTTTGAATGTTGGTGAACTCAGTATCAATCTCAGTTCCCTTGACAACCTTGCTTGCATTCCCTGGCGACAAAGCATCTTTAGCCGCAAAGTTGGTGGTTTTGGTGTAATTTGCCATGTTTCTTCCTTAAACCAGTTTGCCATTCTTGGCTTGTATCTCAATCTTTTGAATGCTCACAGGATACCCATTGATTTGCACTTCATAACCTGTCTGCACAGTCTTGCCAGAGCCTGATGTTTGACCAATCAAAGTCTGCAAAGAAATGCCATCTGAGTAATAGGCAACAGGAGAGCCATTTGCTCCATATTCAGCAGTTCCATACTCAGACACAGTTGACTGAGGGATTTGCAATGTGGTTGAGTAATACTGACCAGAGAAGTCATATCCCCACTTGATGATGAAGCCTTGGCTTGAGCCACCAATAACCACCACAGAAATACGCTTCAGAATAGATGTGACATTGGGCTGTCCCAAGTCAGCATAAGTCGTGAAATACTGCAATCGGTATGTGCTTGCATGGTCAAGATAAGTTCCATACTTGCCCACATAACCATTCTTGCCAATCAACAAGTCTCCATTGCGTTTAGCAAGGAAAGCAGTTGGCGTGATGGAATCCCACACAGTTACCCGCGCAGAACCATCTTGCAAAGCCGCTTTGGTGTCAAAGCAGTAGGTTTGGGTGGCAAGAGGAAAGTTAATCAGGTAGAAAGCATTTGACTCTGAATAAACCGCCTTGATGTTTGCCAATGTCTCAGCATTCACAATCGTCATCAAGTCATCACGGACATTCTTAGACAAGTCCCGCAAAGGAGCAGATTTCTCTTGAATGGTTCTGAGCAATGACCGAATACCACTGTTTGACAAGAAAACCACATCACTGCCTGTGTTGGCAATAGAGTCTCTTGCAATGCAACCAATGTTGCTAATAGTGTCACTCAGAGACAGGCTTGATGGCGTAGTTGCATTTGCATAAATCAGGACTTGACGCTTACCAAAGATAAACAAGAATCCATTGTGAGCTGCCAACCCTGTAATCTCATCAGACCCATTGGGCCATACCCGTGAAATATCCAAAGAACCAGCAGTTCCTGTTGACCATACATGACCAGCCAACAAGTCAGAGAAATAGACAGTTACAGTGTCAGCAGTGCTACTAGCAGTCCATAAACGACCATAGGCAGAGATAACAATATTGGTCTGGGGGGCAGTGGCAACATAACCAGTTTTCTCACTCACACGCCTGTATGTGGTAAGACTTACAGCAGGATCATAAATGAGTGGGTCATAACCCGTCTGAAAGAAATATGTGATTCCATTCAAAGAAGCACAATGCCAGTTGCTTGCAGTAATGGTGGGGCCAGTACCTCCCCCCCCATAGGTCAACTCAGTAACAGTGGCTCCACTCAGTTTAAACAGCTTGTTGTTTCCAGCAAACAGAACAGTCAAAGTGCCATCAGTCTGCACCAACTCATGGATGACTGTTACATTGTTTGCGCCAAGGTTGCCAGAGGATGTGTTAACCCTTGAAAAGCCTTTACGAGAGCCAATGCGCCCGTACTGGTCAATTACGCAGTTTGTGGCAATCGCAGCGTATCCAGCCGCTAAATCAAGCGGAGAGTCCTGTGTGTTCAACCCATAAAAGCCTGGGGCTGAGACAGAGAATGTCTGGATTTGTTGGCTCATGTTGATACAAATTGCTGATTTTCTGGATACCGATTTGCCTCTAAAGCAATGTAATCGGAGAGCATGGATCGGAATAGTGTGTATGCCTCTGATGAAGACAACCCACCATCTTCTCCACGCTCAACCAATGCCCTGGCATACGCACCTTGAGCAACAACTACATCAGGCACAAGCACAACAGTGCTGTCAGCCGCCAAAGTTGCTTGGGGTATCGTCAGACTGAATTTCAGTGTGTACACGCCATCAGGAATTGGAAACAAACTGACTTTTGTATCGTAAGACCCATCTATTCCATCAAAAGAAAATTCTGTTGGAATTGAGTTGACCAGAGGCAAGAAGTTCTGTTTGCGGTTCATGTCCACAAATGTGATGTTAGTCAAACCAACATTACTGGTTACGTTGATGGCATCCATCACCTGGAACTTCTGACCAGCACCAGTAAGTGAATATGATGGGGTTGAAGCCACAGTAGTCACAGTGATGGTCTGTCCCAAAGAATTCCAGCTAAAAGCATCTTCTACTTGACGCTTTGCATCGTTTACAAACTTTGCAACCAAAGTGGAATAGATGGTTTCGTTGTAAGTGGTTACAACGGGTTCACGCAAGCGAATCAACACATCGTTGACAAGTTCTAGTAGTGTCATGCTCTTGCCAACCCTTCTTGTTCAAATGTGGCTATAAAACTGAAGGAGCTTCCCGACTGAGTAGTTATTTTTATTTGGTCATCTTCTTCTAAAACAATGTAGGCATTGCCATCAAACTGCAAATATTCTTTAGTGCTGAAATCAAGAGCAGTCAATATATCAAGCGTAGTATTAGCACTTGCGTCATACCATTGAACAGTTATATGCTTGGTAGAGCCGCCTGTATTGTGTATATACATTACAGTGAATTTGGCGTAATAGCCCTTTGGACAGGTATAGACTGTTGTGTCTACTGCCGCTGCGGGACTAACACCAACTGATAATGCTCTCATTTCGCCTTTGCCTTGTTCCTTGCGGATATAGCTTTAGCTTTTGCCTTTGCGTCAGCCTTGGAGTTTGCACCCCATGCCTTTAGCGAAAGAAGCAGTCTCGTTGGTTCACCATTCTTGAACTCAGGGCCATCATTTCCACCCATTCGAGCCAAGAAACTTGCTCTGCGAGGGTTGTCCCCCGACTTTACTGGTGCTTTGAGATTACCACCAGTTTCCTGATTATAAGATGATCTGCCCTTGGCATTCAAGCCGCCTTTTGGATTTTGACCAGCTTTTGTTTGCCATGCAGGAGATTTCATCTACTTCACCTTTTTAACCTTCTTTGCAGTCTTTGCAGCTTGTTTAAAGTCAGCAGCAGTAGGCGCACCCTTGGCCCCTACCTTCCGCATCTTCTCACCAGAACCAGCCTTGATACGGGCTTGTTTGGCATTGATGTTGGCATAAAGTCCAGGCTTCATGGCATTTCCTTAGTAAAGAATCTTAGCCGTGATGGTTCCAGAGGTGTATGCGGTGCAGTTAGCCCTCAAATACTTAGGAGCATTGGCTATGGTTACGATGCCATCAGCGGTCAAAGCAGTGCCAATTGTGGCAAAGGTTGCCCCATCCAAGCTACCTTGGAAAGCAACAGTTGCGCTGGTAATACCAGAAACTTGCAGAAATGCAGGTTGACCAGCATCAGCTTGCACGGCTTTTGATGCACCAGTTGCAACAACGGCACTCAATAGAGTGACAGGGGTAGTTAAAGATGACATTATTTTGCCTTTTTAGCTTTGCTCATCATGTTGGTAGCAGTACGACCACCACGCATAGGCAAGCCTTTTGGTTTACCAACAGCAACCATAATGGTCACAGGCATACCCTTTTTCTTGCCATATTCTTTTGCTTCTTTTTCGCCTTTTTCAGAGTAGGCAAACTTCTTTTTTCCAACCATAGGCATAGCGTTCTCCTTTATTTCCAGACACGATCAGCAACAAAGGTAATCACACCGCCCATGAATGAAGCGATAGTCATACCCATCCAAAACCCACCTTTGCCTTTGTTGGCAAGTTCCAACAAAGCCTTCACATCTTTGCTCAAAGAGTGAACTTCTGTCTGGAGAGCCTCAACTTGAGCCTCCAGTCTTCCAAAATCTCTAGCGTCTATATCAGACATTTGCAACTTTCCTTGGGCGACCCATGCGCCGTACAACTGGCGGCATGAAGGGAGTATCTGTCCTCACTTCATCAGGAATGTCAGACACTTCTTGTTCATCAATACGAACATAACCCTGATGACCCTTCATTGAGTCAATGTCATGTTGCAAGGTAAAACTTACTGTGTTACCAGACTGAAGACAACGAAAAGTAGCCATTGAAACCCTTAAATAAGAAAGGGGGGACTAGCCCCCCCATCCTCATACCATACGAACAATAATTATGTCCATAGTGGCTGATGCCAAGTCCGCAGTTGAACCTGATTCGTTTTGGATGCGAAACTTGACGGTGTTGGCAGCACTGACATAGCCAGTGACAGTCAAACCAACCAAATCCACAGCCAAAGATGCACAAAGAACCATGTCACCCAAGGCGACACCAGGAACTGTTACATCATCTGTTTCGCCAGCACCATCAACTAATGAGCCAGCATTCAAAGTACAAACAACTGACCAAGTATCAGAGAACAAACCCCGAAAACTGTCGTTGCCACGGCGGGTAACTACTGCTGAAGCGGTTGCCATTTTGATTTCTCCTAATTAGGTTAAAAAAGTCCCCCCACCACTAGGGCAGGGGGCGCAACTGCAATTAGGCGGGAACCAAAAGTGCAAACATAGATGCAGATTTGGCTGCACTTACGCTTGCGGCTGAACGCAGAATCTGCACGCCATACAAGGTGTCAGAGGTAAACAGAGTAGCTAAATACTCTTGTTTGTACTGAACTTGTGAGCGAACAGCAACTTGCTCAACCAGAACCACTGCATCACGATGACCCATGATACAAACCCGTGCAGCATTAGTGCCTGATGCAGTGTCGCAATTGCTTGAGACAAACACAGGGATGCCATACAAATTACCGATCTCACCAGTGCGAATGGTACTGTTAGTACCGCCCACAAAGGCTTGTTCAGTGTAACGAGCCAAACCCATCAGGGTGTTGCGACTTGATGGAGGAATCAAGAAGAAACGCTGATCCATTGGGGTATCGGTGTCATCCAAACGCTGAATAGTGCGGCGAATAGCGGCATCGGTCAGTGCTGACTCATTGTTGCTTGCGGCAACATAAGCAGTTGTACCATCACCACCAATGAACGCACCAGTTGCGTAAGCATTAGTACCAGCACCACCATTGGTAGAACGACCCAACTGAACCAAGTCGGTATCAACTTGTTTAGCCAGGGCATAACCAGCGTCAGAGGTGTAGAAGTTACGCAAGCTGTTTAGGGCTTGGGCCTCGACAATATCCTCAATCAAGCGGCTATATTCATAGTGCTTGTTGATCGACACGGTTACTTCAGACTCAGTAGCTGCAATCAAAGTGACTGCGGCTTCTGCGGCCTTGGCAGATGCTGAACCACGGGTAGGTGCGGGGATATGAATCGTATCGCCCTTCTTACCTTTGAAGTTCATCTTCATAACGAGGTTAGCAAGAACCAAGTTTTTCTTGTAAGCCGCAACAATCTCATCACTCCAAATGTCTGGAATGAATTTGTCTGCTGTGGTCGTAGTAACTGAGTTACTGGGGGAAAATGCTGTTGCCATGTTGTTTCTCCTAAGAAACGAAAGTTAAGTTACTTAACCCGTCCATCTGCGTATGCTTGCATGATTTCACCACTCAAAGCATCGTATCTGTCAGGTTCTGTCATCTTCAGCCGAATCAGGTCAGCCCGTCTGTAAACCCTCTTTGAACTCTCACCAGTTCCACCAACATCCACTTGTGCGGCCTTCATGCTCTGCTTCCTGGCGGTTTCACCCGCTTGTTCAGTCTGCTTTGACTTGACACCACGCAACTGCTTGTAAG